TACAGGCCTTATAGCAAGAGTTATAAGTGTAGACGCAACTGGTGGTATAACAGGTGCTTCGGTATATGGGGGTGGTAAAGATTGGACAGTAGGAGATACTCTTACGGTAGACTTTGGAACTTCTTTAGCAGTCCTAACAGTTGCGTCTGTTGGTACAACAGATACAGTAACAACAACATGGAGAGGATTGTCAGGAAAAGATGTATATTCTACATCTTCAAGTTGGAATATAAGAAACTTAGGACGTTTTGAAAACAACATAACATTATATTCTAGTGATATTGAAGAAATAGTATCTACAGGAGTTGGTACTTTTACTGATCCAATTTTAAAAATAGGGGCTGGAACAATAGGAGCATTACAACCCTTCAATGGTATTAGCCTTTTGGTTATGGGAGGACATACTCTTGGGTTAGTGTCAAATACAACAACTAATATAAAAATAGGGGCTAGAGGTACTAACTGGGACTATTCTGATGTGCTTTGTGAGGATAATATAGGGATAGGTCAGGATGCTAACCTATCATTAACTACAGGATTTCAAAATACAAGTATAGGAGAACGAGCCAATTTTAGTAATCAAACAGGTTCACTTAATATTGCTATTGGGCGACAGGCTCTTGAGACTTCAACTGGTGCAGGTGGTAATGTAGTTATAGGAAATCTTGCTGCTCAGAACGCATTACCAGCTGGCGATATTATAATTGGAAGTCTTGCGGGTAGATATTTAGGCAATCCAACAAATGATCCTGCACAAACTAATAGTCAATCAAGAGTTATAATTGGTTTATCTGCAATGTTAGGAGACGCTACTTTTAAGCATGAAGAAAATTTAGGTGACGTTGCAATAGGAGCAAATGCAAAAAAGTTCAAAGCATCAACAGCTACTACAGGCGAGGGTAACGGTGTATATATTGGCGCTGGTTGTGCCAAAGGTAATAATAATTTCCGTTCTAGTGGAAATAGTAAAGATCATGTAGCTATAGGTAATTCAGCTATGGGTAATGGAGGTGCTAGTGCAAGAGAGGGTCAAATTGCTATAGGGTATGGAGCTTCTATAGGTAATTCAACTGTAGAAACAGAAACTTATAATACCTCTACATATGGTATTGCAATAGGAGTCGAGTCTGAAGGTGATGCTGGTGTTTACCAAAATATAAATAGATCTGGACAGGGAAATATTGCTATTGGTTATAGATCCGCAGGAACAACTGGATCAACTATAAGCGGCGGTACAGTTGCTATTGGAACAAGATCGTTAGCTGAAGGTTCTGACTCTATTGCAATAGGTACTGATGCAACAGCAGGAGATGCAGGAGGATCAAAAGACGATGGTATTGCTATTGGAAATGGTGCTTCATCTAAATTTGTAGGTGGCGTAGCATTAGGTGCTGGAGCAACTACAACTGATGCAAATCAATTTGCTATTGGATCATCTTCAAATGCTGTAGGTACTGTAATTGTTGCAACACCAGCAATAACTACTGCAACATGGACAGTAAAAATAAATGGAACAGATTATAAGATTCCAATGTATGCTGCATAAATTAAATTAAATTAAATGAAAGTTGAATTAAATGAAGACTCTATTAAAAATATTAACCGACTATTAAATTCTTTACCAATAAGTACACTACATATTGTTGAAGAAATAACAAAGGAGATTAATAAAGGTTTAGTAGAAGAAAAAAAATAAAATAAAATGGATATTAGAAAAATTTCAGTTGGTTCTGATTATAAATCAGGATCTATGCACTATATAGTAAATCAACCCGTATTAGGTGGAGACTATAAAATACATTTAATACAAGCTAACGAAAAGACGCAGTCATATAAACTTTGGGTTATTAAAGATCAAGAAGTTTTAATATGGAAAGAGTTTTTGTATACGCTTCCAATAACTTTAGAATACAACATAAACTTTTAATGAGGTCGGTGCACTCGTTTATTGTAGAGCCTGTAAACAACAGGAGATATGATAATATAAAAGAATTTGGTGACACACAGTTTATAACTAGCGTATCTGAAGAAGACCATAAAGCATCAAATCGATTTGGAATAGTAAAAGAACTACCTTTGAATTATAAAGGTGAAGTGCAAATAGGTGATACTCTTTTAGTTCATCATAATGTATTTAAGTTTTATAATGATATGTATGGTAGACGTAAAAGCGGAAGAAGTTTTTTTAAAGACAACTTGTTTTTTGTAGAGTATGATCAATTTTTTTTATTTAAAAATAAAGATGGATGGAAGTCTCATGGTAAGTATTGTTTTATAAAACCTCTGTTAGCTAAAAAAGCGTTTTTAGAAAAGGGTGCTAAATATGAAAGGCTGCAAGGAACAGTAAAATATATTAACGAAGAATTGATATCTTTAGGTTTTTCAGTTGGTGATGTTGTTGTGTATCAACCTGAAAGCGAATATGAATTTACTGTAGATGGCGAATTGCTTTATCGAATGTTTACTAATAATTTAACAACTATATTAAATGAATAAAGAATTAAAGTTACAAATAATAGAAGCTGGAGAAAAGGCTGTAAAACAATTAGTTAAGGTAGCTAAAGAAGATATTATTAAGTTTGATGCCGAAGATGAATTAGCCGCTGATAGATTAAAAAATGCAGCTGCCACTAAAAAACTTTGTATAATGGATGCGTTTGAAATAGTTAAAAAAATAGAAGAAGAAAGAAACTTACTTGAGGGAATAACAACTGAAACCAAAAACACAACACCTAAAGGATTTGCAGAATCAAGATCAAAATAGTATTTACAGGGTATTAAAAAACTACATACCTAAAAATGTATTGTCCACAAAAAACAGGGCTAAAACCTGGTTGTATGGGTATAACGAAAAGTATGATGTAATTATTATTTCAAAAGACGGAACTCTTGGTGAGGTTTATGAAGTAAGTAATATAAAAATAGGACTACCTAAAGCTCCTGTAAAATTTATTAATGATAAAGAAAAAAAAGAAGATCAAACTTGGGTGGTAACTCTAATACCTAAAATATTAAAAAGAATACAGACTATTTTTCAATGGCATGAAGCACCACCGCATTTTAAATCAGAATGGGTAGATTATATAGAAAGCGAATTTGATAAAAGAGAACAGGGACATTGGTTTAAAAATAACGGAGTTCCTACTTACATTACAGGAACGCATTATATGTATTTACAGTGGACTAAGATTGATGTTGGTAATCCAGACTTTAGAGAAGCAAACAGGATTTTTTATTTATTCTGGGAAGCCTGTAAGGCAGACAAAAGAAGTTTTGGAATGTGTTATTTAAAAATAAGACGGTCAGGATTTTCATTTATGAGTTCTTCAGAAGGAGTTAATCAGGCAACAATAACAAGAGATGCTCGTATTGGTATACTATCTAAAACAGGGGCCGATGCTAAAAAAATGTTTACTGATAAAGTGGTTCCAATATCTAACAACTATCCGTTCTTTTTTAAGCCTATTCAAGATGGTATGGACAAGCCAAAAACAGAATTAGCTTATAGAGTTCCTGCGTCTAAGATAACTAAAAAAAATATGTATGACATTGGTATTGAGGAGCTTGACGGATTAGACACAACAATAGACTGGAAGAATACATCAGACAACTCTTATGATGGTGAAAAATTACAATACCTATTACATGATGAAAGCGGGAAGTGGGAAAGGCCTGAAAACATTTTAAATAACTGGAGGGTAACAAAGACCTGTTTAAGACTTGGTAGTAAAGTTATAGGTAAGTGTATGATGGGATCTACTTCAAATGCGTTAGACAAAGGTGGTGAAAATTTTAAAAAATTATTTGAAGATTCTGATGGAGGAAAAAGAAATCAGAACGGACAGACTAAATCAGGACTATATAATTTATTTATTCCAATGGAATGGAATTTTGAGGGATATATAGATAAATATGGTATGCCTGTTTTACATACTCCTGACAAGCCTATTATTGGTATTGACGGAGAAGACATTACAACTGGTGCTATAAATTATTGGGAGAACGAAGTATCTTCTTTGTCAAATGATCCCGATGCCTTAAATGAATTTTACAGACAATTTCCACGAACTGAATCTCATGCTTTTAGAGATGAATCCAAACAGTCATTGTTTAATTTAACAAAAATTTACCAACAAATTGATTATAATGACTCTTTAATGTTAGGTCAACATATCACACGAGGATCTTTTTCTTGGCAGAATGGCGTAAAAGATACTAAGGTAATTTTTAGCCCAAACAAAAGTGGTAGATTTTTAGTATCTTGGACTCCAGGAGTTGGTTTACAAAACAGAGTAAATGTTCGTAATGGTATTAAGTATCCAGCTAACGAACACTTAGGAACTTTTGGTTGTGACTCTTATGATATTTCAGGAGTAGTTGTTGGTAAAGGTTCTAATGGTGCCTTACATGGATTAACAAAATTCAATATGGATGATGCTCCTTCTAATACATTTTTTTTAGAATACATAGCCAGACCACAAACGGCTGAAATATTTTTTGAAGAAGTTTTAATGGCTTGTGTTTTTTATGGAATGCCCATATTGTGTGAAAACAACAAACCTAGATTATTGTATCATTTTAAAAACAGAGGATATAGAGGTTATAGTATGAATAGACCAGATAAAAGATTTAACAAATTATCAAAAACAGAAAGAGAATTGGGTGGTATTCCTAACACTTCAGAAGATGTAAAGCAATCTCATGCAGCGGCTATTGAGTCTTATATAGAAAAGTATATAGGGTTTGATTTTGAAGGTCATTATAGAGACCCTGAAACTATTGGTGATATGCCATTTCAGAAAACTTTAATTGACTGGGCAAAATTTGACATAAGTAATAGAACAAAGTTTGATGCGGCTATTAGTTCGGGTTTGGCTATCATGGCTAACCAGAAGCACTTATATACACCATCTAAACAAAAATCAAAAATAAGTATTAACTTTGCACGATATAACAACAAGAATTCCTTGAGTCAAATAATAAGATAATGGACAACGTAACTATTGACATAAAATCAGCATCATTTCCCGATCAATTCGCACCTGATTCATTAAAAAAAACTAAAGAGTTTGGGTTACAAGTAGGTCAAGCTATTCAATACGAGTGGTTTAGAAAAGAAGGAGTCAATCAATGTAGGTTTTACAGTCAGTGGTTAGAGTTTAATAGATTGAGATTATATGCTAGAGGAGAGCAATCAGTTGCAAAATATAAAAACGAATTAGCTGTTGATGGTGACCTATCATATTTAAATCTTGACTGGACACCAGTGCCTATTATTCCTAAGTTTGTAGATATCGTTGTAAACGGTATGAGTGATAGGTTGTTTACAATAAAGACATATGCACAAGATGCAATGTCATCAGAAAAAAGAGGTAAGTTTCAACAAATGGTTGAGACAAATGTTATAGCAAAACCTTTATTTAAACAAATAGAACAAGACTTTGGAATGGATGTGTTTCAGGTTAATCCTGAAGAGCTACCAGAGAGTGATTTAGAAATGGAGCTTTATATGCAAATGAATTACAAGCCAGCTGTAGAGATGGCAAATGAAATTGCTATTAATACAATGTTAGATGAAAATCATTATGACCAGACTCGTAAAAGATGCGATATGGATTTAATGACTTTAGGTGTTTCAATGGTAAAACATGAGTTTCAGTTAGGAGATGGTATTAAAGTAAAGTATGTAGACCCAGCAAATGTTGTTTATAGCTATACCGAAGATCCATACTTTAAAGATTGTTTTTATTGGGGAGAAGTTAAAACAATACCTATAACAGAAGTTTTAAAAATAAATCCTGATTTAACTCAGGAGGATATGAAAGAAATATCTAAGTATAGTCAGTCATGGTATGATTATTATAATGTTGCACAGATGTACGAAAACAGTATGTTCTATAGAGATACTTGTACTCTTTTATATTTTAATTACAAATCAACTGAAAGTTTTGTTTATAAAAAGAAACAAACTTCCGAAGGAAATTATACAACAGTACCTAAAGATGATCAATTTAATCCACCAGAAGAAATGATGGAGGAGGGTAAGTTTGAAAGAGTAGAAAAAAGAATTGACGTTTGGTATGAAGGTGTTATGGTAATGGGAACAAACATTATACTTAAATGGGAGATGGCTAAAAATATGGTTAGACCTCAGTCAGCAAGTCAATATGCAATGCCTAATTATGTAGCTACAGCACCTAGAATGTATAAGGGTAATATAGAGTCTTTAGTTAGAAGAATGATACCGTTTGCTGACTTAATACAATTAACTCATTTAAAACTACAACAAGTAATATCTAAGGTGGTTCCAGATGGTGTGTTTATAGATGCTGATGGAATGAATGAAGTAGATTTGGGAACAGGAAACGCATATGACCCATCAGACGCTTTAAGATTATATTTTCAAACTGGTAGTGTTGTTGGAAGAAGCTATACTCAAGACGGTGATTTTAATCAAGCAAGAGTTCCTATTACACAGCTAACCTCATCTAGTGGTTCGCAAAAAATGCAAATGTTAATCGGTAATTATAATCATTATCTAGATATGATTAGGCAAGTTACTGGGCTAAATGAAGCACGAGATGGTTCTACGCCTGATGCATACTCTTTAGTAGGAGTGCAAAAATTAGCTGCACTAAATTCTAATACTGCAACAAGACATATTTTAGAGGGTAGTTTGTTTCTAACACAAACACTAGCCGAAGCATTATCAATAAGAACAGCTGATGTATTAGAGTATTCTGATTTTGCTGATGAGTTTGCAATGCAAATAGGTAAATACAATATAGGGTTATTAGAAGATATTAAAAATTTATACTTATATGACTTTGGTATATTTATTGAAATGTCGCCAGACGCAGAACAAAAAGCAATGTTAGAGCAAAACATTCAGATGGCTTTATCAAAAGGTGGAATAGATCTTGAGGATGCTATTGATATAAGAGAAATTAAAAATATCAAAATGGCTAATCAGTTATTAAAAGTAAAGCGTAAGCAAAAACAAAAACAAGAACAACAGCAAAAAGCTACTGAGATGCAAATGCAACAACAAAATAATATGCAATCTCAACAAGCTGCTGCTCAAATTCAAATGCAAAAAATTCAAATGGAGACTCAATCTAAAATGCAAGTTAAGCAAGCAGAGATTGGTTTTGAAATAGAAAAGCTTAAAAACGAGGCTGCATTAAAAGAGCAATTAATGTTAACTGAATTCCAATTCCAAATGCAATTAAAAGGAAGAGAGGAACAGCAGATAAATAATAGAGAACAAAATAGAGAGAAAGCTAAAGATAAAAGAATTACTCAACAGTCTACTCAGCAGTCTCAGATGATTACTCAGAGAAAAAACAACTTACCTCCTATAACTTTCGAGTCTAATGAAGATAGTTTAGATGGTTTTGATATGGCTGAGTTTGATCCAAGATAACCTTAAAAAAGGTGTCTTATAATTATTAACTTTGTATAAATTAAATTAAATAAAATGGAAATTAAAGTAAAAGAAGTTACAAAAGAAGAAAAGTCAACACAACAAATTGAAAAAGAACTTTTAGAAAAGCATGAAGAAAAGTTTGAAAATGTTGAAAAAGTTGATGAAACAGAAAAAATAAATGT